TGAATTTTTTAATACTACAGATATTAGAGTTTTTAGAAACGGTACAGAATTAAGTTATAATGCATCACCAAGTACTGTTAGCCAATTTAGTGTACAAGGTATATCTAATGCTAGTGATAGTTCATATGAATTTGGTGCAGGTGGCACAATAACTTTAGGTTCAGGTGCAACAGCAGATGATAGTATTGTTATTGTTAGAGATATTATTGTAGAAAGAACAACAGATTTTATTCCTGCCGCATCTTTTGATGTAACAGCATTAAACACACAGCTAGATACATTGATGGCTATGATGGCAGAAAGAGAAGAAAGTACATCTAGGTCTATCCGTCTACCTTTATCAGAAACAACTACAGTATTTGATATGGAATTACCTGTACTTGCTGATAGACAAAATAAAATATTAGAGTTTGATGCTAATGGAGATCCAGCTTGTACAATTACAGCAGCAAATTTATCTACACTAGGTACAATTATTGATGATATAACTACTGTTGCAGGTATATCAGCTAATGTTACAACAGTCGCTGGTATCTCATCTAATGTAACTACTGTTGCAGGAATAGCTAGTGATGTAACGAGTGTTGCAGCTAAAGCTAGTTTTATTACTGCTGACTTTGTAGCTGATTTAAATACATTAGCAGTAACAGATATTGTCAATGACATTAATTTATTAGCAACTTCTGATATAGTAGCTGACCTTAATACTTTAGCGACTAGTGATATTGTTAGCGATTTAAATACACTAGCAACTAGCGATATAGTTTCTGATCTAAACACATTAGCAACCAGTGATATTGTTACTGACTTAAATATATTAGCAACCGCAGATAATGTAACCAATATGGCAACATTAGGTGCAGCAGGTGTTGTTACTAATATAGGCACAGTAGCTGGAATATCAGCCAATGTTACAACAGTAGCTGGAGTATCTAGCGATGTAACAACAGTAGCAGGTGTTAGTGCTAATGTAACTACAGTAGCAGGAGTATCTGCTAATGTAACAACTGTAGCTGGTATAAGCTCTGATGTTACAAGTGTAGCAGGTGTTAGTTCTGATGTTACAAGTGTTGCTGGTATAACTAGTGATGTAACAACAGTAGCTGGTGTTGCATCAAATGTAACCACAGTAGCAACTAATATAGCAGGTGTTAATAGTTTTGCAGAAAGATACAGAGTAGGATCAAGTGATCCTGCGACATCATTAGATGAAGGTGATTTATTTTATAACAGTACAGATAATGCAATTAAATACTATAATGGTAGTGCTTGGGCATCTATTACTGCTGGTATTGCTAATGTTGTAGAAGATATAACACCACAACTAGGTGGTAACTTAGACTTGAATTCTAATAATATTACTGGTACTGGTGATTTAAACTTTACAGGTAGCATTACTTTAACTGGTAATGTAGATGGTAGAGATGTATCAACTGATGGAACTAAACTAGATACGATAGAAACTAATGCAGATGTAACTGATACAACTAATGTAACTGCTGCTGGTGCATTAATGGATAGTGAATGTACATCATTAGCAGATGTAAAAGCATTAGATCAAAGTGTAACATCAAGTGCAAGTCCTACTTTTGTAACGCTTAATGCTACAACAGTAGACTTAGGTAATTGGACAATAACTGAATCAGCAGGTGTATTGTATTTTGCAACTAGCGGTACAAACAAAATGAAACTAGATGCTTCTGGCAATCTTACTGTAGTCGGAGACATCACAGCTTATGGTACAGTTTAATGGCGTTACAATCATCAGGTGCAATAAGTCTTAGCGAAATACAAACCGAGTTTGGTGGTAGCAATCCTATATCATTATCAGAATATTATGCTGGTGGTGCTAATGTAGCATCTGGTACAACAGGTACTGGTGGTGCTATACCTACATCTGGTGAAATATCTATTAGTGATTTTTATGGTTCATCAAATAGAGTATCTATTACCTTAACTATAAGTGCCAATACTAATGGATATAACATCTTTAATAACAAAGGTGGTACATATGTTGCTGGTATTTCTGATATAACCTTAGTAAATAATTCTAATATCTACAGCACATCTGGTGTTGCTTTAGATACAGGCACAGGTTGGACATCTGGAGATACCATAACCATTGATAATAATGGGCTAATTGTTGGACACGGTGGTGATGGTGGAGCTGGTGGAAATATAGGCTCTCAAGCACCAACTTCTGGTGGTGGAAACGGTGGAGCTGGAAGTACAGCATTTAATTTACAGTATGATATTACTTTAGACAACACAGGCGGAACTATCTCAGGTGGTTCTGGCGGTGGCGGTGGCGGTGGAGCTGCTGTTGCTAATGCATCTGCAAAAGGTGGCACAAATTATTCTGGTGCTACAGGTGGTGGTGGCGGTGCTGGTCGTGCATCTGCTAGTGGTGGAGCTGCTGGTGGTGGTTCTGCACAAAATCAAACAGTTTTTGGCTCTGCTGGTAATGCTTCAAGTATTACAAATTTAGGTACAGGTGGAGCTGGTGCAACAGCATCAAGTTTTGGTATAGCAACAAGTGGTGCTGGTGGTAATGGTGGTGCTAATACAGCAAGTGCTGGTGCAAATGGTGCAAACGGCTCTGCTTCGCCCGGTGTTAATAGTGCTGGTGGTACAGGTGGAGCTGGTGGAAAAGCTGTTAATCTGAATGGTAATTCTATAACATATACAGCAACAGGAACAATTTATGGAGCAGTGTCGTGATTTTATTTAGAGCATTTATAGAAAATAAAAAAGTAGTCAACAGAGTTTATTGGGCTGGAAGTGAAGATGCAGAAACAATAGCAGTAAAGAAAAGAGTTACTGATGTATTTACCAGCGAAACATTCCCATTTCCTATTATGATATGGGGTGTCAATATGGACGATAATGTAATCACATTTCACCAATGTTCAGTAGAACAAGACCACAAGGATAGCAGTAAATTCCAAAACAGTTTATTACTTGATGCAGATTTTATGAGATATATCTATAACCTAGATACACAAACTAAAACGATTGAAATATTTTATAAGCATAATCAAGCAACGCCTGTTGTAGATTTAGGTGCTGGGATTACTGTATATCGTATATCAGATATATGTAATGCAAACTTTGAATTACAAAATACTCAAGCTCTATATGTACAAGGTACAAATGATGATATATGGGCGTGGGCGACTTCATTAAAATCTGATGTAGTTATGCCTATTTCTAAAGACAAAACACTACACGAGAAAGATTCATTTAAGTTTCAATTTAATAGTGCTGGTGAATTACAATCAGTACAACTATTTGCACATTTAGAAAGATACATGGTGTATGGTAGAGGTGAAAACTTATTTACTGAATATACCGCAGACTTTGCAGATGAATTAACTAATCTTGCTGATACTGAAATTGTTATACCTAACTATGATAATCATGGCAACAGAATTGCACAAGAAGTTAGTAAAGAAGATATTAAAGAATATATAATGATTCCTAAAGAAGATGGAAGTGGTGGTTATGATAAAGTTCTTCTCAAAGATTTATAATCAATGTGGTATAGGATCAACTCACGTTATTACTAGAACTGGCAATCCCATGTTAAAACGTTGGGGGATTTGGACACCATATTTTACTGTATTGATATCTAAGATATATCCTATTAAACAAATACCACATAACCACGAAGGTTCTTTTATTTCTTTTTTATTGTGGGGTTCATATACTGAAATAGTAAATGGAATTGCAACAAAAAAAAAATGGATTAATAAGCTATCCCATAAAAAATTTCATCAGATTGTTGCAGATAAACCTGTATATACGCTGATGTTTATGGGCCGAAGAATTAATGAAGAAACATCTGGTATAGTTAAAGGTAAAATTATACCATCAAACAAATTAGTAAGAGGTTATAGATGAGAAGTTTAGCTTTTATAGTAATCCTTGCCATAGTTTTAGCATACATAGCTGAGTGCCAAGCAGCAGATACTAACATAAGATATAAAGATATGCCTGTATCCCCTCCTTCTGTACCTTCAATACAAGGTTCGTATGGTGGTAGTGATGTATGTTCAGTCTCAAGGGCAGGTGGTGTAAGTGCAGGGTTCTTAGGTTTTTCTGGTGCATATCAACAGCGTGATATGAATTGTGAACGCATCAAATTATCAAGAGCATTAGCAGGATTAGGCCTCAAGATAAGTGCAACAGCAATTTTGTGTCAAGATCCAAGAGTATTTGTAGCTATGATATCTGCTGGTAGTCCTTGCCCTGTCAATGGTAAGATAGGAGATGCAGCAATTAAAGAGTATCGTAAACGAGGTGTACTAGATGAGAATAATAATCTTATTGTTTCTGCTAATGTGGCAAGTGGTAGCATTAAGCAGCCAAACAGAGACAACTACGGACAACCTACTGACTAACAAAGACTTTGATTCAAAGTTAGATTCCTGGACTATAGAAGATTCAGACTATATTAAATATGATGGTAACTGTTACAATGAATCAGGATTATGTCAGGCAGTTAGATGGTCGGGTGATCTAGGCAAAACCATATCACAAACAATAAACAACTTAGATGATAATTACATTATCAAGAATGTATATGTATCTTTTACTGCATTAGGCTGTAACAATACAGCAGCAGGTGAATGGTGTACTGCCGATGGTTACGACAAAGTACAAGTAACTATAAATTTATCTGATGGGACTAATCAAGAAAATGTATACCTAGAACAAGAGCTAGATTATAACGATGGTACATTAGATTATGCGTTGAGTACATCAACATTAGATACCTGGTTAACACAAGATACAGCAATTAACTTTGCAATGACTGGTATAGATACTGGTAACTGGGATGGACAATTTGGTCCTATCGTAGATAATATAAATCTACAACTAGGCATAGAAGAATATGTGCCAGTAGTAGCAGAACCTACAGTAGTAGAACCTGTTATAGTAGAACCTGTTGTAGTAGAAGAAATAAAAGTAGAAGAAAAAAAAATGGTAGAGGGATTAGACTTAAATACAGAGGTAACTCTTGATATTATTAGTGATATTGATATGGTCAATCCATTACCTGAAATACAGGAGATTAAAATTGAAGAACCAGAACAACTTACAATGGCATCACCAGAGGAAACGCCAGAGATTGAGAGAACAACAAATGAACCAAGCGACATACGAATCGCAGGAGAAAGTGATGGTAAAGAAGAAACCAAAGAAGCAAAGCAAGACGACAAAAAAAGTAGTGAAGAAAACAAAGACAGTAAAGATGACAACAAGCCTGTCGCCATTGCAAAAGCTGAAACTACAACTACTAAATCTAAAAGTATTAATACTAAAGCTGAAAGTAAAACTGCAAAGATTGATGGAGAAATAGAGCAACCAGTACTTCCTGTTGAGTATTTGCAAATAATTACTGAAAGTATTACTATTCAAGAAACAATATCCTTGACACAGGAGATGATATATGGAAGGCAGCAAGAGT